AAACTACATTCAGGCAATAGCTGATGCCCTTTCTCTATATCTTGCACGGTAGGATAATCAGGGCAGTTCTCGTTGAACCATCTGATTTGGGCATCGGTTATCCTCTTGCCCTTGCTATCCTTGACTTGTTTAATTGGCTTATTCCCCCTACCATAGATAAGGCAATGCCCATATAGCTGGTTATTAAGCTTGTCTACATAAAACTTGCACCTGTCCTCATCAAGGTCTATGCAGGGGTTTTCTAGCATAAACCCGCCGAGCTTTATAGATAGACAGCATTTACCACAGTGATTACACTGTCCTTTTCTGGTATATGGCATTACAACCTCTTACTACCCCACACTTATCAATGGGCGGTCTAATTCAGTCCTGATTGCATTAACCTCCTCAACTTGCACATTGAGGGTGTCTTCAGCTTCCTTTAACTGCTGGTCAAGAGTAACTTCCTCATACAACCCCCCTGAAACTGCCCAGTTATAATAGTTATCCCATAACTGAGCTTTCTGGGCTTTGTAATCGGTTTCCTCCTGAGCAGTGACACCCCCAGCATGCTTCTTCCTGTAGAACTCAGCACTTAGGTTTTGAACAGCAATCTCATACTCGCTGTCTTTGGTTAGCTTTGCCTCACGTTGTGCCTCGGTTAACTGTCTTGGTGCTTTCTGTCTGTAAATTGTGGGCATAGTTCCTCCTCCTTATGCCGCCTGGTCAATGGTACTTTGCCCGTCAATGGTGATAGTGTCTGTGTTTTCTACAGGGATTACCGCATTGAAGCAGCACTCGATAAATGCGACATCGTCATCGTTATTGCAGACGTGGATGCCAGCAACGTTCTTGGTTGCTGTGGCCGTGAATACATGGTCAAAAGTGATAGTATCTCCTGCAGTATTAGTGGTGTCGCCACCAACGGTGTCTATCGCTGCTAATAGCAGTCCGCTATCTGTGTGGTGAATTGCTGTATCAGCAGGGTCGGCAAAAGTAGAACCTACTGCTGCCGTGCAGGGCGTTGCCATATCGAGGCATACTATACTCTCCATACCTGTTGCGAGTTCCTCTCTCCATAATAGGATGAGTTCAGCAATTCCCGTGTCTGTGACTGTCTGTGATTGCGCCATTTTAATTACCTCCGTTCAAAAATAGATTTACGTTATACTTCCTGCATACTGGACAGGATAGTTTTATGTTAGCGTGGATTGCTTCTATAATACTCGTGGGAGAAGGATTTCCAGTTCTGTATCTCTCTAGGATTTCCTTGTGCCGGTTCTTTTCTGCGTAGCTCACTCGCCTGCTATGATAGCTTGAGAGTAATGCGCAGAATAAGGTATCCAGCGTAAACTTGAATAAACAACTGAACTTAACACACTGGGGAGGTGAGGGGGGTTGGATTGAGACTGACCTTGAGATAAGTCTCCCTAACCCCCCACACTCAGGGCATACCATCCTTACCCGTTTCCGCTTGCCATCCATATAGAACTCTTTTACTAAGGGGATTTTACACTTCTCACAAATACCTTCTCTGTGGTCGGCATTTACAGATGTAACGAAAAGGTTGCGGGTTTGAACTGCCATCGTTATTTCCCCTTGCTCTTAGTAGCACTTTTAATGAGTGTTTGCTGCAGTTTTCTATCCTCTTGCCTCTCCCGTTCCTTCCTTTCCTCCTCTATGGCTGCAAACTCTTGGGGGTGCTTGCGCTTCATGTGTTGAGTGACTTGATATGGGTTAATGAGGTTTGCCTTTTTGCAAGCCCTGAACCCCAGTTCGTCAAAGTGGTCTCTGTTTGGGGAATCTGGGTGTAGCCAGCACTTGTGAGTTCCCTTCTTTGGTCTAATGCCAGGGTTATACACCGTGAACCTCAGTTTCCCACTTGCATCCTTTTTTCTCAATACTTGAGGAACCATATAATAAAGCACAGGGATTTTTTCACCTGTTACCTTATTGTAAACGTAGCGGTAGCCTGCGCTGCTAATTTCTTTAGCAACCATCGGGGCAGGCATCTCACTTGTTCCTTCGTTGATTACGGGATGCTCTTTTATCTCACTAGAAACCTCTGCCGTTTCAGCATCTCTCAACATTTCTTGGATTAGAGTGTCATTACTCTCTTCTTGGCTGTCTTCCATAATAACCTCCTTAGTTATTAGTTACCGTTTTACGCCAGCTTCATTTTGTCTAATTGTAGAAAGTCCTTTATGTCTAACTCTGTTTCATATCTCAGTGAATCCGCCAAATCCATAAGCTCATCTACCGTGTGCTCATTGAAAGACGGAATCCTGAGTTGCTTCACCCCCTTCCACTTACTTGCAATCCCCATATCCTTGCGCCATTCCGCAATATGCCCATCACGGATAACACGGATTACCTGGTATCTATGGACTCCCCTGTTACCAGGAGATTGCTCATGCAGTTCGGTAAGCCCCCAAGCCGGTTCGTTACCAGTGATTGTGTTAGCTACTGGGATTATCATTAAAGTTTTACTCCAATCAGCAAAGGGCTAGGGTTTCCCCTAGCCCTGTTATGCTTATAGACCTTGCGCAGAACAGCTTTCAGCCCACGCTTTTCTCTTGCCGCCTGTAACACCGCTGTTGAGTGAGTCAAGCGCCATTCCCCTGCCAGTTGGTTTGAACGTGAAACTGGAAAGAGATATTTTCTTCCGCATAGTCTTCCCACACTCACAGGCTTGGGGCTGGTCGGCATCCTCGAAGGATAGCCAGACTTCTTTTTCGTTTCCACACTCACAGTGGTATTCATATATTGGCATATTTGCTCCTAAGCTGTAGTTGTTGCTGGCCACATGTGGATAGTACCAGCATCATTGCCGATGCAACCTACTCCCTTTGTGGTAGAAGCATTGGTAACTTCAAAGCCACCTGCATTTCTAGTAGTGGAGTCCGTGCCGTAGCCATAGCAGTCAACAAGGAACAATCTGTGTGCAGCACCGTTAGCGTCATTGTCCAAATCCACAAACCCGTTAACGCCACCTACGAATGTGCAATGGTCAAACAGTGTGTCATTACACGAGTTGTTGTAGACTAAGACTCCTGCGGTAGTGCCGTGGAAGTAGCTGTTCTTTATTTGACAGTTGTTAAAGTTTCCTGTGGAAGCAGATGTAGAACCAATAAGCATACCATAGAGTGCGTTGAACTGGTCTTGCTTGGTCTGGCAATCATCCATAACAATACTACCACAAGACTTGGCGTGGAAGCACGCAGCACCACCGTTGGTAAAGCCACAATGCTCAAATCTTGCACGATACATCGCTCCTGCTATATCAAAGCAGTAGTAAGTCGTCCCAGGAGTGGCACTATGGGTGAACTGTAAGTTATAGAAGTTTGGCCCCCTTACAGTCGCAGAACCAGTATCAACAGAATCTGCGGCTCCAGCACCATCAATTCTAGCAATACCTACTCCATTACCGCTAGGGTCTGCCCCTATACCGATGTAATCGGTGTAACCAGCTAATGAAGTTAGATTGGCGTAGCCAGTACTAGTAGCCTGAACAATTATCCTGTTTCTGACGTACTCATCCCCAGTATCCATTGTAGCTTGCCGTGCTACTACCAAAGCTATAGCCGTGCTAATTTCGTCACAAGCTGAACCCCAGGATAAGCCATCAGCAGTAGAGCTACCAGTGATGTTATTCACATAGTAGGTTCTACCTGCCGTTGTTGCATAGTCTTCGACCTTAACACCATCTACATAGATTCCCAAACTCTTTGATGCGGGGTTATAAAGAAATCCCCGCTTTGCCGCCGATATATTTAAAGCCATTTCTTCTCCTAAAATGCAGCACAGGGCTGCACCTGAATTTTAGTTGCTGGTTGTTTTCAGGCACAACCAGCAAAAAAGCCTTCTAAATTACATGTCCGCAGTAGTCTGCCCGAAGTTGAGTCCCTTGATGTAGCAGTTGGTTGCCGCTGCATTAGCTCGGTTCTCAAAGCTGAAGTGGTAGCAGAGTTGGGTAGACCTGCTTACCGTAGTATCGAATACCTTTTCCACGCTCTTGCCGTTATGGTCTACTGCGAGGAAAGTAGCACGAACACCCTTGCCTGAACCCCTGTCCTGCATCTCAACACGTAGATATAGCCACTGGTCAGCAGTTAGGGTCATACCGTTCATACGAAGGTTGGCGATTGCAGTTGTAGTATCAACATCGCCATTTACCCAAAAGCAGTGAAGGTCATCATTGTCTGCATCAACATCATACACGAATCCAAGAAATGCAGAACCAGTTGATGTCCAAGTCGTGCCGCTGAGTTCTACAGGAAGGGTTCCACCATCAGCAACTTCTTCTACAGTGTCGTGGAATCCGAAGTTGAAAGCCACGTCATCTATAGAGTCAAACTGCAACAGTATCTCGGCATAGGAAAACCCTTCTTGTCCTGTGAAGATGAGGTTGTTGCTACATATTTCCTGCATATCATTGTCTGTGATATCCGATGCTGCAGCATAATGTAGCCCCTTGCCCGCAGCTACTGCCCTGGAGAAATCAGTAGCCCCATTAGTAGAATCGGCTACCCAAGTCGTACCTGTTGCAGCAGCGGCAGCGATAACGCTTACTGCCGGGTCGTCAATGTGTTCGTAAAATCCTCTCGAACCTGCGTTTGCCATTTTTGTCTCCTTTGTCGGGTGTCTTCGTCACCCAAAAATCTGATTTTATTTTCGACAAAGTTTCTTTCACTGTCAGGAGTCTTCATCCCCTACTTTGTCTGATTTTTCGACAGTATTATGAGGTTGGCTGAGCAGCATCCGACATCATCGAATACAGCCAGTTTCCACTAGAACGCTCTCCATACGCATACTCATCGTAGTGGTAGACGTGTTCACCTCCACCTCCACGTTTCTCGTTGCGCACAGTTACCATTCTGGGTGCACGCCCCTGAACCTTCACGATAGCCATCTTAGAAAAGACAGCACCCCTCGCATCCTCTCCGCCGTCTATAGCAATGTTTCCATCCTCATAGACTTCGCATCCTGCGATGGGAAGCGTAAACCCTTTCCTGAAGACATCTGCCGTAGGCCCTTCACTCACCACATAAGTGCCAACACCAGCTACCAGTTGGTCGAATAAGTCTTTAATCTGGAAGCCGTGTAACACACACCGTATCGGGTCAGGGCCGGGTTCAGTCGCATCCGAGGATATGTTCTTTGCGGCTGCAGCGATATGCCCAGATGTTAGTGCTACACCTGCACCTGGTTCACACGTAGTAGCACCGGAGGCAAAGAGCGTGAGGCAATCCTCATCCTTCTTCCTCTCCATTGCGTTCTGTCCCAGGACACCGATTTGAGCTAATCCCTTTTTATTGATTCGGGCTTTAACCCTATCGGTGATAAATGTCTCTATACCGACTACATTTGGCGTGATACTCAGCAATGAGTCAGAAAACTGTTGCGGGTTGTCGAGTTCGGTATTTTCAGTAACAGCCTGTGCCGTTATTTGAGCATAGGAAAGTTCCTGCCAAGATGTGCCGATGCCCTCTCCTAATGTTACTTGGTCACAAAGCTTACTGACATTACCTACTTGTTCTCTAACAATTCTAGCTGCTGAACGAACATCATCCAGGCTATCGGATAGAG